TTCAAGACTTCTATGGAGATTGACCAACGTTGGTTAGTTAATCATGCCGCAGATAGACAAGAATATATTGACCAAGCACAATCTTTGAATCTATTCTTCCGTCCTGATGTGAACATTATGTATTTACATGCAGTACACTTCCAAGCATGGAAGCAAGGACTCAAAACATTATACTACTGTCGTTCAGAGAAAATTGGTAAAGCAGATAAAGTATCGAAACGCATTGAGCGTGAAGTAATTAAAGAACTCGACATGAAAGCACTTATTGATGGTGATGCATGTCTCGCATGTGAAGGATAAAAATGAAAGTACTTAGATTTACAGCATCATGGTGTCAGCCATGTAAGATGTTAGCAAAAACATTAGAAGACGTTGAGACTCAAATTCCAATTGAAGTTATTGATATCGATGAGAATCAAGGACTTGCAATGGACTATGGCATTCGTGGCGTTCCAACTTTAGTGATGATAGATGGTGACATTGAAGTTAAAAGAGTATCTGGTATGCTAATGAAAAATCAACTGACAGAATGGTTGGGTGCTTAAATGGAATGGAATTTTGGTGTAATAGAAGTAATTTTTCTTGTCAGTTGTATCATTATTTTTATTCAAAACAGAATGAAAAAATCAGAGAATGAGATCGACAGAGTGCTGAGAGAAGCTGAACAAGTTAAACATACACATGCTGAAGTCATTTATATAAGAAGTGAGATTCACGATGATGAGATTTTTATTTGGGATGTTCTTGATAATACTTTTCTTTCGCAGGGAAAAACTTTTGAAGATGCGGTACAAAAATTTATGAAAAACAATCCTAATAAACAACTAAAAATTAAGGTAGTAGAATGAGTGTAACAAAAATAAAAAATAATTTAATGGATAGCAGAGATGCATTCAAACCATTCAACTATCCATGGGCGTATGATGCATGGTTAAAGCACGAACAGAGTCATTGGTTACATACAGAAGTTCCAATGGCAGAAGATGTAAAAGATTGGAAGAAAAAGTTAACAGTAGAAGAAAAACATTTTCTCACAAACATTTTTCGTTTCTTCACACAAGGTGACATTGACGTTGCAGGTGGTTATGTAAAAAACTATCTACCATACTTCAAGCAACCAGAAGTACGTATGATGTTGCTTGGCTTTGCCGCTAGAGAAGCATTGCACGTTGCCGCATACTCACACTTGATTGAAACGTTGGGTCTGCCAGACACAACATATAACGAATTCTTAGCATATCAAGAAATGAAAGACAAGCACGATTATGTGCTAGACATTTCAAATGCAAATGGAGATTTACAATCAACTGCAACCCACATCGCCGTGTTCAGTGCTTTCACTGAAGGGATGCAGTTGTTCTCTTCTTTCATTATGCTATTAAACTTCCCACGCACAGGTAAGATGAGAGGCATGGGACAAATTGTTACTTGGTCTATCGTAGATGAAACACAACATTGTGAATCTATGATTAAACTATTCAGATCATTCATCCAAGAAAACAATGAGATTTGGAATGACGAACTAAAATCTAAGATATATACTATTGCAGAACGAATGGTTGAACTTGAAGACAAGTTTATCGATTTAGCATTCGGCATCAATGAGATGGAAGGTCTTACTGCTGAAGAAGTTAAGAAGTACATTCGTTACATTGCAGACAGGCGCCTTATCAGTCTTGGACTAAAAGGCATTTTTAAAGTTAAAAGAAATCCATTACCTTGGGTTGAAGAAATGATTAACGCACCAACGCATACTAATTTCTTTGAGAACAGAGCAACCGACTACGCAAAAGGTGCTACAAAAGGTGATTGGGCTGACGTTTGGGGCAAAGCCGCATGATAAATAGATTAGTAATTTCACATCAATCAATAGGAGAAAACAAATGGCTATTCAACTAAAATCAACAAGAGTTCGCCCAAACACTGGAGTTCAATGGGTTTCAATTGCACCAGATGAAGATCCAGCGAACATATACTACAATACCACATATGTTCAAACGGAAAAGGTGACTGAGATTTCATTTTCTGAGACAGATTTGCAGAGAGTCATTGTTAGACAATTCAATAATGTTGAAGATAAAAATGCGTATCTTGCTGAGTTTTCAAATACATCTTCACCGTTATATGCAAGAACACAATATAACACTGCTAACGGAATTACACTAACACATGAAGTTATTTAAACAATTATTTTGGGTGTTGTGTATTGTTGTTGGCTTTGCATTTCCTTTATGGAATGCACACGCACAAACGGGAAAACAAAAAGCTGGAGTAACATATGACGCTAATATTACTAGGGTTATTGATGGCGATACTGTTGCGTTTGAAGCGGCTTGGTTACCAGACCCACTCAAAAAAGAATTGAGCATTCGTGTTTTTGGTGTTGACACACCCGAAAAAGGACATAGAGCGCAATGTCCAAAAGAAGATGTGATGGGTAAAAAAGCTACAGAATTTACAAAGAAAGCAGTTCTTTCCGCACAGAAACGCCAAGTCATTTTAATGGACTGGGACAAGTATGGTGGTCGTGTTCTTGGTGATGTTATCTTAGACGGAAAAAGTTTACGTCAAGGATTAATTGCAAACGGTCTAGCCCGTGAATACTACGGCGAGGCTAAAACTTCATGGTGCAATTAAATGAGTTTTTTAGTTGCAAACACTCCAAGAGTTAGATGCTATATAAGAAAAGAATTTCTTTATAATTTCGAAAAAGGTTTTGGTGAATACGTGCCTTGTATTTGGGTATCAATCAAATCAATGAGCCGTAGAGCATTCTTCATCGAATCATATTTGCCTGAGTATGGAGCATTGTACGATAAACTTCCATTAGAAGCATATGTAAGTAGAAATCACGATTTGGATAGAGATACTTTTTTGCCTCTAGACCATTTACAGATATGGGATTGTTTATCGTATGATCTTGCTGTGATACAAAAATCATTTCTAATGAATTTAAGTGGCAAATTTTATGCTAAGAATAAAGAATGGTATCCTGGTAACTACATGTTTACTGTTGACAATTGTGCATCAGATGAATATCTAGATATGGGCGATAGCGAAAATCCAGAAGACCATAAATCATATAATTTCTTAGAACTCGACAATGGTCAATATGCAGCCCAGCCAAATAATCGTTGCATATGGCTTGACGCCGCAAGCAATCCAAAGGAGATGCTATTCCCAGACTTTAAAGTCTGCACAAAAAAATACATCGTAGAGCAAAATCCAAAGTGGGCAATTGGTGATGCTGATACAGTAATGTACGAATAAGGAGAAAAAAATGACAACATATAACGTATTTTGCGATTCGTGTTCTGCTGAGTATTCAGTAACACCATTAGCAGGATCAGACACACGCCCAACAAATTGCGCTTATTGTGGTTCTGAAATAGCCGAAGAAACAATATTAGAGAAAAATGAAGAGTGGTCAGATGAGGATTGGGACAAACTAATAGAAGATGATGAATGGTCCTCGGAAGACGATAGATGATTATAGCAGGAGTAGATTATTCTCTAACATGTCCTGCAATGTGTGTATTTGATGATGAGAATGGTGAGTTTAGTTTTGAAAAATGTCATTTTTATTTTCTGACACAATCTAGAAAATATGACGTTCAATTTAAAAACATAACAGGTAGATTTTTCGATCACGAAGGAATGACTGACGTATTGCGATACGATGGTATATCAAATTTCTTCATTGATAGATTATTAGAGAGAGATAAAGATTGCCACGTATTCTTAGAAGGATATTCTATGGGATCAAAGGGCAGAGTGTTTAACATTGCAGAAAACGCTGGCATTCTAAAATACAGACTATGGTTATTTGCCGTAGAGTGTACAGAAATACCACCAACAGTACTTAAAAAATACGCTACTGGTAAAGGCAATGCAAATAAAGAACGAATGCAAGAAGTCTTTGAAGAATTTAATGACATTCGTTTAAAAGACGAACTACATATGACTGAGAAGCAATGGAACCCTTCTTCAGACTTGATAGATGCATATTGGTTATGCAAATATGGAGTTGACAAGTTGACATCCGAAACAAAGTAGAGTATACTCTATAATAATGTAGAAAGCGATAATCATGGAAGAAGAAAGAATTAGTTCATTGTTTGGTCTAGACGATGATAAAAAACCTAGACAACCAAAAATACTTGGACAATTACACACCCTATATTTGTGTGGCGAATTAACTGCGCCCAACGAATACATAGATTGGTTTGAACTTATCAGAAACGCAAATGAAAATGATGTGATTAAAATTCACATTAATTCTCATGGTGGTAATTTATTTACTGCTGTGCAGTTGATGCGTGTTATGTCAGAGTCTCAAGCAAACATTATTGCATCCGTAGAAGGTGCATGTATGTCAGCCGCAACAATGATATTCTTAGCCGCAGATGGCTTTGAGATATCAGAAAACTCCATGTTCATGTTTCACAATTACTCTGGCGGCACCATCGGTAAAGGCGGCGAGATGTACGACAACATAATGTATGAACGCAAGTGGTCAGATAAATTTATGCGAAGTGTCTATTCGGGATTCTTAACAGACATTGAAATAAAATCCATGTTAGAGAATAAAGATATTTGGATGGATCCAGATGAAGTATTCAAACGTTTGAACAAACGTGGTGAAGAAATTATGAAAGCATCAGCGCCTAAGCCTAAAAAACCTAGAGCCAAACCTGTGCCAAAGAAAGCACCTGTTAAAAAAGTGAGGAAAAAAAATGAGTGAAAGTGTATTCTTAGTATCGTCAGCGATCCATGCAAAGCATGGCGTGTATGATACTCAAACAAGACTTGAACAAACCATTGAAACTTGCAAGTCTATTAGAAACAAGTGTGATGCAGATATCATTGTACTAGATGGTGGCTATCAAGATATTACAGAACAAGAACGTGATATCTTATCGCCACACATTAAAAGATTTTATAGTTTTGCTGACGCAGAGAATGTTCAACAACTTCAACAAGTTCCAAATCACGATATTGTAAAGAATATGATTGAGATTATCATATTCGGTTCATTCTTTGATAAATCAGTTGAAGATGGATGGCGTGAAAAGTATAAGCGTATCTTTAAGATGAGTGGTCGTTATACGTTGAATGAAGATTTCAACTATGACAAACATATGCAAGCTAAAGACAAAGTTGTCATTCGTGGTCCATTTACAAGCCAATTCAAATCAGAAATTACAGGTGGCATTTCATTGCAATACATGAGTCGCTTGTGGAGTTTTGATGCATTCTTACTTCCATACGTTCGAGACATTTATACTGACATGTTTAACCACATGACGGATAGATTGAACGCAAAAGGTTATATTGACATTGAACATTTATTGTTTCATCATCTTGATCCTGTACTGATTGAGAACATTGGTAAACTTGGTGTAGAAGGAAATATCGCACCGAATGGAGCGAGGGTAGCAGATTGAACTATAAGATTTTTCAGATTTGTTTTGAAGACAGACAGATTCCTTTAGTTGATCCTCTGTTAACACCATTTGATAATACGTCAAATGAGAAGCCTGAGTTGCGTGAGTTTCATTCATTCAATCGTATTATTGACGAAGGCTTTGCAGATGACTTAGATGCTTGGGGTGTCTTTGGTCCTCGCTGGCAAAGCAAGATGCGCTATGAAGCTAACATAATCAAAAATGCTATTGATGAAAATGAAGGATTTGATGTTTACATTTTCAATCATGCTAGAGTACAGAATGCATTAACTGCGAACGTGTGGGAACAAGGAGATTATTTCCATTCAGGAATTAAACAAGTTGTTCGTTCCGCATTTACTGCTGGTGGATATGATACGAATGTGCTTGATAGTGTGATGACAGATTCGGCTTGCTATTGTAGTTACTTTGTTGCAACAAAAGCATTTTGGTTAGAGTACATTGCATTCGTAAAAGATATTAAAGAAAAGCTAGAAGCATTGACTGGAGAAGATGCAGAGATTTATCATGGTAGTGCAAACTATAGCAGAGATCCAAATCTGAATATGTTTCCATTTATTGTTGAACGATTGTTCTCTACGTTTCTTCAGATGAAAGAATATAAAGTTTATAGTCAACCATACGATTATAGCGTGTATCAAAATCAGATTAATGATTTTAGCAAAGTACTAGATGCATTGTATGGTATTAAACGTATGGTTGTTGAACGCCAATCACAAGAATTATTTGAACATTGGAACTTATTAAGGTTGTATTTCGCAAAGACACATCCCGATTTATTTAACTTGGATTGAGATTATGAATATTGATTTGTTTAGACCAACTATAGAATGGATTAAAGATGATTTTAAGTCTAACAGAATTCGCTTTGCTATTGAGTTGCTTGCTTGGGCTATTAGCATTGGCTGTAGCATTACTATGGCACTCACAGTCCCCACCCCTCCGCTTCTTGCTCTTTATCCTATCTGGATTTTTGGCTGTGCTTTGTATGCTTGGGCTAGTTGGACTAGGAAATCTTTTGGCATGTTGGCTAACTATATTCTGCTAACGACTATTGATTCCATAGGATTGGTGAGGATGTTAACATGAGATTTTGGTTAATATGGGCAAGAGCAACTAACCATCTGATCGGTAAAACTGATGAAGATAAACCAGATGTGCCGATTCTTACCATGAGAGAAGCATGGATTGCATTGACTTTAAGAACGTTTTGGACTATAATACACATTGTAACGTGCTTATTCATCATTGCAAATACGATTCATCATTGGTAGTAAAGGAACAATATTATGGCAAACAAAACTTGGACAATCAATCTGGAAGAAGACCCAGAAACTGGTGATTTGATTCTTCCCCTAAATGATGATATACTAGAGCAAACTGGTTGGAAGACTGGTGACAGTATCGATTGGATTGACAACAAAGATGGAAGCTGGACTATGAAGAAGATTGAAACACAATGGGTTCTTGTTGAAACTGTCTCTACGTTTCGTGAACGCTACATGGTAGAAGTTCCAATCGGTACAGACAGATATGGTAAAGACAAAGCTGATTGGGCACTTGATACAGTCACACTGTCCGAGGCTAAAGAGTTTTCGCAAGAACACTTAGGCGAAACTATTGTGTCACATCGTGTCATTACGAAAGAAGACGCATTAGCATTGTGTGATAAAGATAACGCATACTGTTTATCGTGGACTGAAGAAATGAAAATGAATAGTTTCTTCACGACAATGGCAGAACACATTAGAGAGAATGATTACAATGACGCTACCTGATGAAAGATATCGTGCGTTGCGTTGCGGGCATCAAATGCTTTTAGATTTGTTGAACCCTAAAGTAACACCTAAGGTACCAAAGTACATTCGTCAACGTGCAGGCAGTATTTTGAGACACTATCCAGATTCATATCATTTTACACAGATTGTAGAAAAGATGCCTGAAGATTTTGCAGTCTCTAATCGATTCGTGAAGGTGACGAATGAAAACGAAAACTGAAAATGAAGTTGTATACTTCTTGAAAGAGTTATTGCATTCAGAAGGTTTTGGATGGGCAGTAACAGATGAGGTTCGTAAAGAATCAAAGCGGCTTTTAATTATGATAGAAGGTGAAAGTATTAATGAGCAAGATTCAACAATTCGGCAGACCGTTTGAAACGTTTGATCCCAGTAATAAAAAACATCGAAAGATTTTTCACGATGTAATGCGATATAGAACTTGGGGTAGGTCTGAAATTTGTTTTTGGGCAGAAGATGATTCTTCAGGTTCGAATAGTTTGATGGATCAATGCATTAAAGCAATGGGAAGATACTACATAGAAAAAGAATTCGGTGAACTGATCGATGATGATCCGTTTAACTCTGGAAAAGAAACTCGCAGTCGGCCTAATCCACATCCATACATCTACACTAGAAAAACGAAATAACATGAAAATTTATATCGGCCCTTATAAGAATTGGGTTGGACCATATCAAATAGCCGAAGCACTTTGCTTTTGGGCAAAGCCTGTGAAGGATGAATATGATATGGAAAGCAAACCTAAATGGGTGCATGACTTTGGTACATGGCTTTCTCATGGAACCACAGATGAAGAAATTACAGATTCAAAGAATGCTCCAGAAACTTGGCTATTGAAACTGTGTCGATGGGTAGAGTCTAAGCGTAATCGTAGGTCTTATATTAAGATTGACAAATACGACACATGGTCAATGGACCACACACTTGCAATGATTGTATTGCCTATGCTGAAACAACTGCAAGCAACAAAGCACGGTGCGCCCAATGTTGATGATGAAGATGTGCCAGAAGAATTGAAGTCAACTTCAGCGCCAGCAAAAGAAAATGAATATGACACTGACGGAAATCATTTCAAGCGTTGGGATTGGATTATGGATGAAATGATTTTCGCATTCACCTGCAAGACTGATGATTCTTGGGAAGAAGCGTTTCGTTCTGGTGAACACGAATTGATTTGGAAGCCTGTCGATAAAGATGGCAATGAAGTTCCTAAGAAAGAAGCTAAGTTATTTCGAATGCTTCATGGTCCTAACGACACATACAAATGTGACTATGAAGGTATGAAAGTTGTTGAGACAAGAATTCAAAACGGATTTCGTTTGTTCGGTAAATACTACCAAGGACTTTGGGATTAATTCTATGCTAAATACTTCTATACAATCATAGAGGAGACAGCAATGGACTTTTTTACAGAAGAAGCAGTACATCATTTAATTCCAAAAGTCAAAAACTTTGACGAATGGTATACTAATCTGAGTGATATTTTACCCGAGTATGACATAGATACACCAAAAAGAGTTGCCGCATTCATGGCACAATGTGGACATGAATCTGGTGGATTTACTTTGATGCAAGAGAATTTGAATTATTCTGCAAAAGGTTTAGTCGGTACTTTTAAGAAATACTTTCCTACTGAAGCCCACGCAAAACCATACGAACGCAAACCAGAAATGATTGCAAATCGTGTATATGCTAATCGTATGGGTAATGGAGATGAAGCATCTGGAGAAGGCTGGTACTTTCGTGGTAGAGGCATTATACAAATTACAGGAAAGAACAACTACACTAAGTGTTCACAATCATTGTTTGAAAGCAATGTGTTAGTTGAGAATCCTGATTTGTTATTAGAAGCAGAGTATGCTATTCACTCAGCATGTTGGTTCTGGTCTGCGGCTAGACTAAATGAACTAGCAGATATTGGTGATATGAAGACAATGACAAAACGAATCAATGGTGGTTACATTGGCTTAGAAGACCGAATTCACCACTACAATCATGCGATTGAAATTTTAACTTAAAAAGGCGATAATCATGTTCAATAAAATTAAAGAATTTTTCACAGGTAGCAAACCAGCAGTAGAGGCAACTCAAGATGTTCCTTTGACTGCGGCTGATGTTGCAATTAAAAATATCAAAGAGACTACTGCGGCTGTAGATGCTAAAGTTGAACCAGTAGCAGAATCTAAACCTGCGCCAGCAAAAGAGCAAGCATGGACTAAGAATCCTCCTGCGTCTATTGCTAAACGTGCGCCAAAAAAACAAGCAACTAAAACTACTACTGCGCCTAAGAAGAGACCACCAGCACCAAAATAATGTGCTACTATTTGGTGTTTGGTTTAATTCCAATATTTTGAGGAATCAAGACTGTCCCAGTAAGCCTTGTTATTACGATTAATAAAATTTTTTGTTAAATACTTGGCCATACCCATATAGCCCATCTTCTTGAATCTGCGACTGTCTTGACCAAAATGATGTTTAATAATTCTAAACTTTTTAGGACTATACTTTCTGGATAAGAAATAGTCTTCAGACGTTGAAAAGTTTTCAGGAAACCCACCATACTCTTCAAACTTATCTTTACGTGTCAACATGAATGCACCAACTGCAAATGGTGAAAAGAATTTTAATGTATGATTAATTACATTGAATGCAGTAAAGCCAATCTTTGCACGTATATCTTTATCGTAACATTTGATGTTTAGTCCAATAAGATGAAGTTTCTTTAATTCCATCTTGTTAACAGAATCTTGAATAACTGTATCTTTAAAGAATCTAACATCAGCATCGATAAACAGAATGTACGGAGTAGTGACTAGTCTTGCTCCGTTGTTCTTAGCAATAGACACTGGACCACCATCAATGATTTCAACATTCAGTCCAATACTGTTATCTTTAATAACTTGTCTAGTGTTATCGGTGGAACAGTCAGCAATGATTACTCTAGTGTCATCTATGTTTTGTGAACGTAGTGAATCTAGTAGATGATGAATATAATTTTCTTCATTCTTACAAGGCACAACAATAGTAATTTTATCACAGAGTTTCATCATTGTCTTTTTCCTTAGTCCAAGTTATAATTTCCCAGCGGCCGTCGTGATGTTCTACAAGTGCTGTACAACTTTCAACCCAATCGCCATCATTCATATACATAACACCATTGATTTCTTTAATCTCTGCGTGGTGTATGTGTCCGCATATAACTCCATCAAAACCTCGCTTCTTACAGTAATTGGCCAAGTTTTCTTCAAACTTGAAAATAAAGTCTACTGCCTTTTTAACTCTGTGTTTAAGAAACTTGCTAATGCTAAAGTACCCAAAACCCATGCGATGACGTAACCAATTATACCTACTATTGACAGAAAGGATGAAGTCATATGCTTTATCTCCTAAGAAGGCTAACCACGGTGCCAGTTTAGTAATGCCATCAAATAAGTCACCATGTGTAACTAGATAATGCTTACCATCTGCACCTATATGTTCTATTTGATTGTGAATTTCAACAAGACCAAAACTAAAACCATATGGTATCATGGGTCTAAGAAACTCATCGTGATTCCCTGCTATATAAACAACTCTTGTGCCACGTTTTGCGTGACCCAATACTCTACGTACTACATTGGTATGGCTTTGTTTCCATCGCCACTTGTTTTGTTGTATGCGCCATGCATCAATAATATCACCCACTAGATATAGTGTGTCACAAGTATTATGCTTTAAAAAGTTATTTAACTTATCTGCTTGACTATCTTTGGTACCTAAATGAACATCACTCACAAAAATAGAACGATATGTTTTCATAGGCTAAAACGGTAAAAACTTTCCTATCAACCCGTTGACTATTCTATCTGATAGGTCGTCTGGTAAGAATTTAAGAAATCCTAAGAAGTATAACGCCACACAACCATAAACAAATATCTTTATACACATATCAAAGGTTTTTTGATATTCGTTCATTTTCCACACCTAGCACTTGTTTGGCACCATTCTATCAATTCATAAGTACCGATACCAAATATAAACACGATAAATGCAACTGCACCTATAATCATTCCCCATTCATTTAACTCTTGTTCTTTTTCTTTGCGTTTACGTTCTTGTGCATTAAAGAGTCTTATTTCTTGAGCATCATCTGCATCCATTTCCGCTTGACGAGCCTTGATCTTGTTCCACACATCAATCTTGCCTGTTTGCATAAACAGCATTTTCAATTCTTCCTCAAAGGCTCTGGCCTGTTCAAGCGCCATCTCAATCTGAAGTGCGGTTCCCATGTTGGAACCTTTCTTAGAACTTTTAGCCTCCATCAATGCTTTAGTTGCGGTACTCTTAGCATCAAACATCTTGCCAATCATTGGGGCAAGAGAGCCTAGGTCATTGGCAACTTTGGCTGCCTTTTTGACCATACTGATTGCGGATGTAATACCCGCTAGTGCTGTGATTGGATCTATCATTTGTTTATTCCTGTTTACATATTTCTTTGTGAAGTCGTTGTGAGCAATCTTTTTTGGCCCACTCTAAGCAGTATACTTTTCTCTCATAAACATCACCAGTCCATCCCCAACGGACACACTTTAGCGTTTCGTCTTTTTTAGTCTTTTCTGCACTTGCACTTAAAATTATTAAACATATTATAAAGACTATTAGCTTTATAAAACTATTGGTAGCCAAAGCCATAGACCTTGACTCATTAGTATTGCGGCAAAAAGACCAACACCGATACTAGCAAAATATAACGACATACTAACAGCTAGAATACTGGCTGTCAATAAAACAATTGCAATTTGAAATGCAGAACCTGCAAACGTCAACCAAGGACCAGACTTACGAATCTGATCTCTCTCGGCCTCAAGACCTTTTGCTTTTGCCATTAGTTCTTTTTTACCCTCATTTGTTGCGGGTTCAGATTCATATCTATCAATCTTTGCTGTTAACTTTTCTGCTTTATCAAATTGTTTTCTTTCGATTGCATCATCTCTAGCCATCTCAGCAAGAGTTTGTTTAACTGATTTTGCTTGATAGAATGCCCAAGTATTGTTTGCGCTAATTGTATTGTTCAAAACTTTACTGCTATTGCCACTGGCAACATACGTATTGATTGCAAGCAAAGCGGCTAAAACTGTAATTAGCCAGCCAGCTTTATCTTTGATGTTTGCTTCACGTTCACTACGTGACAATGGTTTCTTTTCTGATAATACTACTTCTGCCATGTTTACTCCTTAATAACTTTCTTTACTATTCGTTTTTTTGCTGGTGGTTTTTTTACTATTCGTTTAGGTCTAGCAACCACCATGTTTTCTTTGTGCTTGATAGAGACTATTAAAAGTATTAAACTTATATTAATAATAATTATCATTGTCCATGCAGTTGTCATGTAGAACAAATATTGTGATTGCAGTCTATTCACAACTGACGCATAAAATTCATTTGTTGTTTGAATGATTTGATTTTTATGTTTCTTATAGTCATCACCAAACATCAATAATTGTGCGGCCATGTGGTGATGAGTTTGTACATCAGCAATCAATTCAATTTTACCCTTTTGAGTCCAATCAAATGCTTCAACCTCTAGCTTTGCCAAATTGTTGCTTAACTGCTCCGCTTTTAAAAGTGTATCTAATTCACTCTGTAAAAACGGCACTTCTTTGAGCCTATCTTTGAATGATTTGACAATACCTTTTTCATCAGCTAATTCACCATTTCGTACTTTAAGCACATTGTTGAATTCAGTTTTCCATTGTTCGTTTTTTGTTGTGACGTAATATCTTGCATAATTAGTTAAATCATCGGATGATTTTGTCATCATTCGACTAAACGAAACAGCTTGATTGAGTGTGTTCAATTGAGTTTCAGCACTTTTAAAACAACTAAGTACAGCCAGACTGCAAAGAAATATAACTCCTGCAAGAACGTAAGGTAGTTTTTTGAATTCTAAGAATTTGTCTAATATAATCATGTTAGCGTTTTTAATATTAATGATAATGCTTGTTTTACTTCGGCTTGATAGTTGGTAAGAACAACCATAGCCAACCCTAAAGCGGCCGTTGGAAAGTTTTTTGTTGGTGTCGGTGCGGCTGGCACTACCGATTTTCTTCTAGAAGTAACTTTCTTTGTTACCATGCAAGTCTCCGTATAATAATTCATTCACCATTATTTATGAAAAATAGTGTTTTTGGCATTTATCAGAGCGGGATTTTGTTGTTTTTTTGCGACAAAACGCAAAATAGTTGTTGACTTGTGTGGTAGGTGTGCTATACTGTATCTATGACATTGAGAAAAAAACGTTCTGACAGAAACCATGTGCTATACAAAGTCACATGCGTTGACACTGGTGATTCATATGTTGGCTTGACTGTTGCACAGGGTCAGGCCTACGTGCGTTCGGTAAAAATCCGTTGGCAAAAACATGTGAGTCGTGCTAAGTGCGAAAACAAAAACTGGGCAATGTGTACTGCATTGCGTGAGTTAGCTGGTGCATCATGGCAATATGAAGTCCTTGAAGTGATTCGTGGACGTAAACCCGCTCACCAGCGTGAACGGCAATTGATTGCCGAATTTGAACCATCTTTAAATACATTTTGACATGCCATATATGGTGTGTTATACTGTTTAAAGTAACATATAGGAGTGTTTATGAGAAATATTAGCATTGTTTTAGGTACTTTGCTTATAGCAACAAATGCATTTGCAGATGAATTTGTTAGTTATGAAATTGCAAGAGTTGTTAAAGTTGATCCGATTGGAAACATGAAAGCATATTCTGTACCTAGAATGTCATGTACCAATACTGAATCTATCCAAGGTGCGGGTGCGCCTGTTCAAGCACAACAACAAAAATGTATATCATATAGTGACAGAGAATTTCGCTATAATGTTATCGCATTCAATGTGACATTTGAATATAGAGGACAAGTTCGCACAGTTAGATTGGATCACGATCCCGGCAATACAATTAATATTAAAACAGTTACAAGAGTTTATGCTATAGAGTAAAATATGAAAAAATCGTATGTCATACATAGTATTATAGCATCTTTATGTTTGTGTAATGTTGCACAAGCTGGAGTTTCTCTTGTAGAAGATTCGTCAACTAAAGACGGCTACTATATGGCAAAAGTTGTAACTGTGAAACTTATTATAGAAAAGGTACCGTACATGACTGTAAAAAATTATTGTCAAAAAGATTATGGCACGATACATTATTCAGGACCAGGAACTAATACTTTAATGTTGGGTATGACACCACCTCTTTCAACACCAACGTGTAGACTTGTCAATGAACAAGCCCACCATAATGTTGTCAAAGGCTATCAAGTAACATATGATTTTAAGGGTACACTTAAAACTGCATTTTTAAATAATGAACCAGGTGAATATGTGCAGGTGTACAATGTTCCATGACGTATTATGTTTATGGCGCAGAAGGAAGCAGAACAACCGATAAAGTTGAAACGCTGTTGACAGTCTGTAGGCGACAATATAAACTATTCATATTGGGTGAAGATTATTCAATAGAACAATTGAGAATATTAGTTCCTGAAACTAATTTTGTTCCCCACATATATCACGATGCAAAATACATTGGCGGTATTAAAGAACTATACGATTATTTGTATAGTGAAGTAAAAATGGAGAAACAATTCCAAAACGAAACCCGAGAACTTGACAATTGATTGGATTATGAGTATACTAGAGACATTGAACGAAAGATATTTTTAACATGGAGAACTTTGATATGACAACTTTTAATTATTCAACAACTACACCAAAAGAACAGAAAGTATTTCGTGACTGGCTAACTAGTCACCTTAAATACGGACCTGTGACTGTTGACTTTCAGAAGAAAGATGGTACAATGCGTACTATGAAATGCACATTGCTAGAGAGTGCAATTCCAACTTACGAAAAGAAAACCGAACGTGTTCGAACTACTTCAACTGATGAGTCTATCTCTGTAGTTGACTTAGAGAAAAATGAATGGCGTTCTTTCCGTTACGATTCTATCAAGTCTGTATCATTTACATTGGGTGAATAAACTATGAAATTTTCCAAGATCAATCCTGGCGCTGACGCACAAGCATATGGCACAGAACCTTCTTGGACCAATCAAGATGAAATCGGTAATCTTAAGATTGCCGAGATTCGTGCTTTGAATTGGTATAATTATTTTTGTGACAGCAAGCAAGCAAAAACGTTTGTTGTCGAATACATGACAAGTATCGGCAGAACTAAAGATGAAATTTCTTTAGTCTCATCAAGCGATGCTCCTATTCCCGTTCAACTGGGCTGGATTGCTAGAATGATGTGCATGGGCTATGATCCATCTGATACATTCAAAAACTTCTTTGTCAAAGAGTTTAAGACTGTCATGGACAATGCAAAGAAAACTAAAAAAGTAAAATCACCAACTGTTGCATTAACTGCACCAGTCGTATCTATTCAGGATAGAATTCGTGAGAAAGCATCCGAAGAAGTTGGTGAAATTGAAGGCCTTGTTGATGAGTTTATTGCTGGTGGTTGCAAGTTTGCACCAGACATGGAATCATATCTAAAGGGTAAAGAATTGTCTTCCGTTGTGCAGAAGAAAATGTGCGAAGTGTTTATCAAACGTTCTAAAGAATTCGAAGACGTTATGAATACATCTGATGCTGATATCAAAGAAGGCTATTCCAATTTCAGCAAAGTGCAATTGCGTAAGGTCAAAGAATTCTATGATGCGATTGTTGCAGAAACAAATCGTGGTGCAGAAAAGAAACCAACACGTAAAGCACGTAAAGTAAAAGAGAAACCCGCAAGTGTCATTGCATCTAAAGTGCAATATATGAAAGATTTCGCTGAGTTGAATCTGAAGAGTATTCTACCAGAAAAGATTGTTGGTGCAAATCAAGTGTGGTTGTATAACACCAAAACAAAATTGCTTGGCATGTACAATGCTGACAATGCAAAGGGTCTGACAATCAAAGGTACGACAATTCAAAACTTCAATGTCGAAACATCTACTGGCAAACGTTTGCGTAAACCTGAAGTGACTGTTAAGCAAGTACTTGATGGTGGTAAGATTGTGCTAAAGAAACTGCTAGATGGATTGACAACTAAGCCTGCCGAATTGACAGGACGCATTAACTCTGATACAATTGTTGTTAGAGTAATAACTGGATAACCAAAATGATTTTGATTGACTTGAATCAGGTAATGATTTCAAACCTGATGATGCAGATAAATTCAAATGCATTAAACACAATTGATGAAAACATGGTACGACATATGGTGCTGAACAGCATTCGCATGTACAACATGAAATTCAAAGATGAGTACGGTGACATTGTTATCTGTTGCGATGATAAGAAGTATTGGCGCAGAGACTATTTTCCTTACTACAAAGCTGGTCGTAAAAAAGACAGAGAAGCATCTCCGCTTGATTGGAATTTGATTTTCGAAACGCTAAACAAAGTGCGTGACGAAATTAAAGAATACTTTCCGTACAAAGTGATTCAAGTTGACAAGACTGAAGCTGATGACGTTATTGCTACGTTGACGCACAAGTTTGGTGTTCCACTGAAAAACAGTTCTACCGAAAAGATTCTGATTCTGTCTAGCGATAAAGACTTTATGCAATTGCAGAAGTTCGCAAACGTAGAACAGTATAGTCCAATGGGTAAGAAGTTCTTGCGTACCAATACACCAGAAGCATTCTTGAAAGAACACATTATCAGAGGCGATAGAAGCGATGGTATTCCTAACTTCATGTCCTCTGATGACACATTCGTAACAGAGGCACGTCAAAAACCTGTAACTGAGAAAAAGCTAAATAAGTGGTTAGAAGAAGAACCTGAGTCTTTTTGCGATGAAGTGATGCTGAGAAATTACAAGCGAAACGAATTGTTGATTGACCTGTCTAAGATTCCAACTGAGTATCAAGAGAAGATTCTTGAGACTTATGAAAATACCCCTAAACGTGGTAGGGAAAAACTACTTAACTATTTTATCCAAAACCGCATGAAGCAGTTGATGGAACATATACAGGAATTTTGAAATGGCTATTGATATTAGTAAGATGACTTTACCCGAGTTGCTTAAGCATGTTGCAGAATTACCTGCGGCTAAAAGAGCAAATTCATTGAAGCAGATTGCAAACTTAACACCAGAATTGAAAACGGTGTTGCGTTACACGTACCATAAGAACATTGTATTTGATTTGCCCGCTGGCGCACCTCCATACAAACCTATGGAAACTCCAGAAAATTGGGGACACAATCGTCTACCAAAAGAATTGAGAAAGTTTCAGTATTTCTTAAAGGGAAGTACTTTGAATCCCATCAAACGTGAATCAATTTTTATTGAGGTTCTTGAGACAGTTTCACCTGAAGAGGCTAAACTTGTTTTGATGATGAAAGATAAAAAACTTACGTATAAGGGCATCACTAGAAAACTTATTGAAGAAGCGTTGCCTGAAATTCTGCAAGGAGAATCAGAGTAACAAAATGGCAAAAACAAAAAAGTATTCTAGTTTCCGGGACTTCTATGAAGACGAAGGCCGCAAAGGGAAACCAAAGTTGGACGAATCTAAAAAACAAAAAGATAAGTTCAAGCACCAAACAAAGTTTATTGACCCTAAGAATCTTAAAGAAGATGATTGGGATGAATTTGACGAAGTAAAATAACTGAGTAATATATTATGAAAAAAGAATTGGATGAAGC